GTTAAATTCTTGAAATGGGTTCGCGCCTATGCAAGTTTCAAGGGGTTAAAATATAGCGAAGGTAGAAGTCACCTGGGACGCTATTTTGTTTTATCAGAAAATTCACCATCAAATCAAAACCAATAAACTATGAGCAAAAAACTAATCGCAATCACAATCATTTTATTCATCGCAATGTGGTGGACAACCATTTACTTCTTCGGTTTATGGGGTGCGCTTGCCCTTGTCACGGGATCAACTTTATTCACCATTTACATTGCAAATGGTAACAAACGAGGGTAAAATGAATCAACACAAAATGTATCGCGTCATTAAATTAATCGATTTAATGAAAGAAAAACCAAGAACGGTAATGTCGATTTCGAGATATTTGAATGTCAGTGAAAGAACCGTTTATCGGTATTTTGAACTTTTTCGGGCACTTGAATACAACGTGAATCGTGACATTTATTACAAATACTATATTGAAGAATGAAGAAAGAAAATAAACAACGATTGGACGCGCTGAAGCTTGAAAATCAAATCGAACGCCATCCGAACTTTCCCCCTGACTACCATCCCAAAACACTTTGGAGCGACAAGACCGCGAACGGATTGACCAAGGCAATTGTGTCATTCATCCAATTTAGCGGTTACCAAGCGGAACGAATCAACACGATGGGTGTTTATCGAGAAAAGAAAACAACCGACGGAAAATTGATTGGAGGGTCGTGGACAAAGGGAACATCAACCAAAGGGAGCGCGGACATTTCAGCCACTATTCGTGGTCGTTCCGTGAAGATTGAAGTTAAAGTTGGCAAAGACCGTCAAAGCGACAATCAAAAACAATATCAAGACGCCATTGAACGCGCTGGAGGTATTTACATTATTGCGCGTGACTTCGATGAATTCGTTGAATGGTTTGATAAATTTGTGAAACAATGATTGAACTGACCATAACACAAGACCAGGTGAATCGAGCGCGTGAACTTTATTCCTTCGGTAAATTGAAAAATTCTATTCGTGAAGGTGAAGGAAATGAAATTGGTGCGCTGGGTGAAATCCTTGTTCTTGACCATTACACGAACAAAGGGAGCAACGTGGTTCACGCGCAAAACTTCGAATTCGATTTGTTGATTGATGAATTCAAAATTGAAATCAAGACACAAGAACAAAGGTCGATTCCTTCACCCGTTTACACTTGTCACGTTCCTGACTACAATCCAAATCAACAATGTGATTTTTATTGCTTCGTTCATATTCATCCAAGTTTTACGAAGGGATGGATTGTCGGAATGATTTCTCGAAGTCGATTTGATTCTATTAAACAACTGAAGAAAAAAGGGGAAATGGGATTCACGAAACCATTCAAATGTGACACATGGATTGTTCGTGTAAAAGATTTATCACTTTAATTGTTTTATGAATGAAAAAAATGTTTATCTTTACTGAAACTTAAAAACATTAATTATGGCGATTACAAAACCCGTGGCGGAGAAAGTCACAACCGAACAACCGAAGAAGTTGTTCCACAAGCTTCATCAAGCGAAGCAACAAATTGGAAAGGTTTCCAAGAATGCAACCAATCCACATTTCAAAAAAAGTTACGCTGACATTAACGCGTTGCTTGAAACCGTTGAACCAATTTTGTTGGCGAATGGGTTAGTACTTTTGCAACCAGTCAAAGCGAACCTGGTCTTTACTCAAATCATTGACATCGATTCAGGGGAACTTGTCGAATCATGCATGGAAATTCCCGTGAACATCGTCGACCCGCAAAAACTTTTGTCGTGCATAACGTACTTCAGACGTGGAACGCTTCAATCATTGTTGTCGCTTCAAGCAATCGATGACGATGGGAATGAAGCTTCGAAACCTACGGCGAAACCAACGCTTGACAATAACCGATTTATCAACGCCTTGGATGCGATTCAACAAGGAAAGTTTACAATTGAGAAATTGAAAGCTACCTATTTACTAACCGATGAACAATCGAAACACCCATTACTACAATGACAACAATGAATGCCGAAGAACGGGCGCAATACCTATTCGATTTGTTTTCCTTCGTGGAATTCAGTTCGGATGAAAAAACGCTCAAAACAAGAAAAGCGTGTGCGCTTGTCTTATTGCGAGAAACGATGAAAGACATCGATATCAAATCGCGTGATTTTATTTATTGGTTGAATGTCCGTCAAAAACTTGAAGAAATATGAAATGGAGAGCATCACAAATCGGTAAATTGATGACCACGTCACGGTCGAAAACGGATGCGTTATCGCAAACGGCGAAGTCGTACATCAATCAAATTGCGAAGGAGAATTTCTACGGTTATTCAACCGAACTTTCGTCGAAATACCTTGACAAAGGAACGAACCAGGAACTTGAATCAATCAACTTGTTGAACGCGGTTCGATTCACTGACCACAAGAAAAACACCTTGCGTCTTGAAAATGATTTCATCACTGGGGAATGCGACATCATTACGAATGATTCGGTTATCGACGTCAAAACACCTTGGTCGCTTGACACGTTTCCCGAGTTACCTGAAGACATCGACGCGAAGGAATACGAATGGCAAGGTCGCGCATACATGATGCTTTACAACCGCTTTGAATTCGAATTGGTTTATTGTTTGGTGTCGACATGGGATGAATTCTTGTCCGAATGGGACAATAAAACCATCCACAAAGTTGACCACATCGAACCCCATTTGAGAATCACTTCGGTGATGTTTGAACGTGATTTGGAAATCGAAGCACAAATGATTGAACGATGTCAGTTGGCAACCGAATACTACATTGAAAGGATGAATAAATTGAATAACAAATGAAACAAACAGCAGTAGAATGGTTATTTGAGAAGCTATGGAATACAAACAAGGATAAGTTTTCTTGGTATGCTATACTTAAACAAGCCAAAGAAATGGAGAAGGAGCAAATTGTAAATGCTTATAACGATTGGGAATGGACTGGGGACTATGAAGATGGAGAACATTACTATAAAGAAACCTTTAACAAATCAATTAATGATAAGGGGTAAAAGTTACCCCATTACTTAAATAGAAATGATATGAAAGCAACACTAGAATTTAGAAAAAAATAATTATATTTATAACTTATATAAATGTAAATATGAATACTACTTGTAGAATTATGTTTCGTATCATTGCTGTCAGGTTTATCCTGATATTGCTACTATGAAAAATAAATAACAATGAAAGCAACACTTGAATTTAACCTACCCGAAGACCAGCACGAATTCGATTTGATGGTCAATGCGAGCGGGATGTACAATGCCCTTTGGGACATCAATTCCGAACTTCGAAAGATTTGGAAATACGAAGAATTGAATGAAGACGAATCAAACATCCTTGGACGGCTTCGAGATTCATTTCATGCCATTCTTCAAGAAAACAATGTAAATTTAGACAAGTAAATATGAACAAAGAAAAAGGGACGGTTGTCCAAATTACACCCCTTTATGTGGTGTCGGAGAAATTCAAAAAACAAGAATTGACCATCAAGACGGAAAACGAAAGTTATCCACAATTTATCACCTTTCAAGTCGTGAACGACAAATGTGACCTTGTCGCGAACCTGAACAAAGGTGACGTTGTCGAAGTAAGTTACAATCTTCGTGGTCGTGAGTGGAATTCACCCGAAGGTGTGACGAAGTATTTTAACACAATCGAAGCGTGGTCAATAGTATTAACAAGCAAACAAGAACAAAATGAAGTCGATGACGATTTACCTTTCTGACGGAAATAACGTCGTTGACTGGATGCGAATGACAACGGAATCGAAGTTGAATAAACGCTACAAGTTGACCCATTTAGCGGAAGACATGAAGGTAAAATATTCGATGCTTTATCGGTTTGTCAATAAAAAACCAGTCAGTCAAGAATTCTTTGTCGCTTGGTTTCGTTATTTTAGCGAATGATTTTTTGGGAACGTGACGCATATGCCATTGCTCGGAAGATAACGGGAAACAACCCGTTGTCTTTTGACCTGGTTTCTCACGTCTTTATTATTTTGTACCGATACGACATCCCCGAAGCTGACATCCCCGCGATGTTTTCACGAATCGCATGGAATCAATGGACGTGGTCACGGTCGGAATTTTGGAAACTTTACCGTTCAAGCTTTGATGAACTAATCGAAATCGCTGAAATCGAAACCGAAGTCATCGAGAGCAATTACCGAAAACTTCTTAGGGATTTCATTGAAACGGATTCAATGGATGACCAAGAAAACTTCAAAAAAGAAATTACTAAAATGCATCTTTGCGGTATGACATTCAGAGAAATTCAGCAAAACACGGGGATTTCCTTGGACACTATTCACCGCGCAATTAAACAATTCAAAAATGATTTATTCAATTATAGCAATCGCAATTGCGAGGGCAATGATGACCTTCAGGTTACCTAACACAAAACCTTTCAATTGCCAATCGTGTTTGTCCTTTTGGACGGCGGTTGGTCTTTACTCATTCGTTGATTATAGGATGTTGCCATTCGCATTCCTTTCCTATTTGATTTCGGATTTAATTTTAATCTATGAACATAAGTAACGCGCTACGATACCAACTGGAACAATTCGGAAGAATCCGTTCCGCACACCTGAATGAGTCACTCAAAGAAGAACTTTCCATTCATTACAAGTCGCTCGGATTCGGCAAGTTAAACAAAGCTTGTTCAACGTGTGTTCGAATCGCAATGGACAAATTGAACGCAAACATTGACAAGGTCATCGCGCCGAAAATAGTGGTCGACACACACATGACCGAACAACCTCCGAAGCTTCATTTCGTTGGTATTAAAACCAAAACATTCAAGGAACTTCGCAACGAAGCAAAGGAGAAAGGATTCAAAGCATCCCGAACAACGACGCGTCAAGACCTTGAAGAATTCCTTTCAAATGAATAACATTCACCCAACCGCAATAATTTACCCAGGTGTCACCCTTGGTCACAACGTCACCATCGGTGCATTTTGCATAATCGGTGCGCCCGCTGAATCCAAACGTCACGAAGGACAACATGGGTTCGGGGTGGTCATTGGAAACGATGTCATCATTCACGGTCACGCCACAATCGATGCGGGGTGCGAACGTCCGACAATCATTGATGACAATGCTTACATCATGAAAGGCGTTCACATTGGTCACGATGTTAGGATTCATCAAGGGGTGACAATCGCGCCACATTCATTGATTGGGGGATTCGTTGAAATTCACGACGACACCAACATCGGAATGGGTTCAATGATTCACCAACGCGTGACGATACCATCGAAATGTATGGTCGGAATGGGTGCAATCGTAACGAAGAAAACACCGCTTGAATCGAACACCGTCTTGGTTGGGAATCCCGCGAGAATCATTCGAAGCAATAACAAATGAACGGTCGGCAAATCCACGAAATGTGTTTGGCAGTCGAAAGGTTCATTTTAGAAAAAAAGAATCGCAAAGTAAAAATCGACTTGAATTCAGTGATGTTCGATTCACGCCAATTGGCAATGCTTATTCACGCTTTCAACGTAACACAACAAAATGAAAATAATAACGGTTAGCGCAATGCATGGTCGACACGCCACGGTAAAGAAATGCATCGACCGAATGCCATTCATCGACAAGGTTTACATCTACACGACCGAAGCCGATGGAAAGTTCCTCGAAGGTCAGGACATCTTCGCCATGGCGAAATATAGAAACAATCCGTTGTCGTACAAATGGAACATGGCAATTCGTACGCTTGAACAAATCGATTTCGATGCGGTGGTTTTACTCGGTTCGGATGACTACATTGACGAAGCATTCATCGATTACGTTGAACGAACCATTCCTGACTTCGACATGATTGGATTCAAAGACATTTACTTTCAGCATAACAACGAACTTCATTACTGGAAAGGTTACACCAATAACCGAATCGGTGAACCAGCGGGTGCGGGGAAAGTTTACACGAAGACGTTTTTGGAGCGAATCAATTACAATTTATTTGACACCGCACGGGATCGGGGACTTGACAAAATTTCATGGAATAAAGTCAAACGAGCAAAGGCGAAAATCCACGTTACATCGCTGAAGGAAAACGGATTGATGTTGGTCGACATCAAGGATGGTGAAGGAATGACACAATTTAATAAATTCAAAAATCTACAATTTTATGCCTATACCAAAACCAACACCAAATGAAGCTGAAAATGATTTCATCACGCGTTGTATGTCCGACGAAAAGATGAAAAGCGAATATCCTGAAGAATCTCAAAGATACGCCGTGTGTGTGATGCAATTCGCACCCGAACGCGTTTCATTTGATTGGGACGGAACGGGGTCGACAAAGAAAGGAAAAGAATTAATTCAATCATTCATCGACAAGGGCGCGGAGGTTTATATCATTACGGCGCGAAGAAGTGATTCAGGAATCAAGTTCGAAGGAATCGACCGAAGTCACATCATTGCGACTGGGTCAAATAAAGCGAAGGTCGAAAAGATTAAGGAACTGAACATTTCAATTCATTACGATAACAACAAAGACGTGATTGATTTACTTGGTTCAATAGGTAGGTTATTTTCGAACAAGTAAACATAATAAAGGGGGAACTTATATTCATATGGCAAACAAACACAAAAACATTGATAAGGATGAACTTCTTGAAATGGCTTATCGCTATTGTGATTATTGCATCGCTTCGACAAAAGAGATTGCCACGAATTCAGGGGTGAAGCAAGTCAAGGAACGTCACATTCCGACCGTGTCTTATTTTCTTCTTCACTGGCTTCGAAGGGAACACTTTGATTTCTATACCAGGGGGAATTGGTACATTGCGATGAAAGACGAATCACATCCATTGTTTGACACTATAAAAGGAATAGACGATTTGTTCAACTCATTGGCGCGTGACATCGTCGCGAACGAAGGCAAGGGGATTTTCTATGCGAAGAACAAACTTGGGATGCACGACCGCCAACAAGTCGAAACCCGAACGGTTGAAAGATTCGATTTCGATGTCAACGATTAAGGGTTACAAACCACACGTCAAGCAACTCGAGATTCATAACGCCATCAACCATGGGAGCGAAAAGTATTTTGCATTAAACATCGGACGGCAATTCGGAAAGACATTACTCGGAATCAACCAACTACTTTATTGGGCAATCAATGACAAGGGTTGCAAAATTGCATGGGTCACGCCCGTGTACAAACAAGGCAAGAAGGTATTCGCGGAACTTGAACGCGCCGTCGCGAAGTCGGGGTTGTTCGAATTCAATAAGTCGGACTTGTTGGTCACTGGGTTCGGTTCATCCATCGAATTCTTTTCAGGGGAAAGACCTGACAACATTCGGGGAAATACATTCGACTACATGGTGATTGATGAATTCGCGTTTACCCGTGGAGAATTGTGGGATGAAGTTTTGTCCGCGACGGTCATGGTCAAGGGAAAGAAGGTCATCTTCATTTCAACGCCGAAAGGAAAGAATCATTTTCACCGCGTATGTATGCAACCGAACTACGATGACCGTTACCGTTACTTTCATTTTACTTCGTACGACAACCCCATGATTCACCCGAAGGAACTTGAAGAAAGGAAACGCTCATTGCCCGACCACATTTACCGTCAAGAATACCTTGCGGAATTTATCGACAATGCGAGCGGGTTGTTCAAGGATGTTCGTCAAAGCATCGGTAAAGGGGAACGCACGTCGCGAACTTACGGAGGTCTTGACATCGGACGCGCTGACGATTACACGGTGTTGACCATCCTGAATGAACAAGGCAAAATGGTTCACGTTGAAAGATGGCGTCACGACGATTGGTCGCGAATCATTGACAAGGTGGCTGACTTGATTCGTAAGTACAATGTAATCACCACGGTCGAAGTCAACAACCAAGGTGACGTGTTTTACGAAATGCTTCACAAAATGCATCCGACCAAGGTTGTTCCATTCGTGACCACATCCAAATCGAAACCGATATTGATTGAAGACCTTGCGTTGGCATTCGAACAACGAACCATCGGAATCAACGACGTGGGTTGGTTGGTTGATGAACTCGAAAGTTTTACTTATATTTACAATCCAAACACCCGAGGTGTTCAATATAGCGCACCAGTGGGGATGCATGACGATGGGGTCATGTCGTTGGCGTTGGCATGGCATTCGATTAAAGCGAACAAACACAAAGGGAAATATCAATCCTTACGATTATGAAAAACATTACAATAAAACTACCGTCTTCGGTCAGCGATTGCCGACCTGACCAATTGGCAAAATGGTTGTTGATTACGGAAAACATTAAGGACATAAGCGAAGAAGATTTGCTTGGAATGATTGAATTCAGGTGTCAAATCCTTTCCATCTTTTCGGATGTCCCAGTGAAGGAAATCAAACGGGGTTGCATCGATGACATCAACAAATCAAGCAACGCGTTATTTGAAATGTTGTCAAAATACAATTACGAAGAACCCAAAGGAAAGGTGACCATCGACGGCGTGAACTATGTTTTTGACACCGACATTCGAGCAATCGAAACGGGTCAAATCATTGATTTGAAACTTATTGAAGACATCGCATCCGATCCCGTTAAAGCGATTGCGATTTGCTATGTCGAAGAAGGGATGCTTTATTGTCAGGAAGACGCAAGGGGAAAGGTCATCAACCCAAATGAAAAGAGATATAAAATTTTCAAGGAGAATTTCGACGGCAAAGAATTCTTGGACTTCTTCGGTTTTTTTTTGCGCGATTACGAAAAGAGGAAGAACGCTATCTTGGGGATTCAGATGATTCGGATGATGATGGAACAGAAGACAATAAATCAACAATTAAAGATGATGACTGGTTCGTATGGACAAGATTACTCCTTCGGCTCGCAAAAGACCTTGGAACAACTGTTGACGGAATCACACGACAACCTTACATAAAAACTTTATTTTGGTTGAACTACTTCAAATTAGATGACGAACAAAAATACATACTAAGTAAGCATGGCTGACGAATTCGATTTTCTTGAATCATTTGGGATTTCGGTTAGTGAAGCGAGTGAACCCGCGAATGTTTACGAAAAGTTTATTCTTGATGTTGGGAATCAAGTCACCGCCGACCTTCGAAGCTATGTGAAAGAAAAGGTCAACCACACGGGTGCGTTAGCGCAATCGGTTGTCTACTTTCCGACGGGTGCGTTGTCGTTTGAAATTCAAGCGGACTTTTACTTCAAGTTCATGGACGAAGGGGTGAACGCGGTGGGGACAAACAACCAGGGCAGTTCGTATTCATTCCGCACCCCATTCGTTTCGGGGAACATGGCGAAAGCGATTGGTGAATGGGCGGGTGTTGATTTGGAACACGCGTTCGCGATTGCATCTTCGATAAAACAACATGGATTGAAACCGCGACGAATCGTGGACAATGTCATTACCGAAGAAGTTCTCGAAAGAATTGCGAAAGATTTAGCAACGGTGACGGGATTGACCTTCGCCGTTAATTTTGAAAAAACTACAAAAGAATGGCAGTAACTATACACCAACAACCACAACGATTTCAACCAGCGGTGAACCCGTACATTTGGACTTTCTCCAGTGACCAAACGGCGCAACCGAACTTCAGCTTTATTGTTGAACTTTACGTCGACGGTTCATTGGTTTCGACACATCAGGTGTTCAATGAAGTTTCCAATTACGCGAAGTTTGACGCAAGCGGTGACCTTCGTTGTTTACTTACAAGCGAGATGGTGACAACGGGCGCGTTGCTAACTTACTACGACCCCGCGTTCGCGTTTGTAAACATTCGTGTTTACGAAAGGTACGGAACACCGCCCGCGTTGTCGGGTGTCTTTGCGACTGGGTCGGCATCGGTCGGATGGAATGCTTCGCTTCGTCACCCCGACTTTATCAATTACGATTATTTGGATTGGATGGTTTCAAGAGCGAATCCGAATTCAGGGAACATAAAATTCTTGACGGATTTTCCACGGGCGAATAAGTATTTTGTCGGACTTTACGAATCGGCGTTCCTGACATTCTTGACGAACTCGAATCCTGGCATCACGTTTTATTTAGATTTGTACACAATAGGAGGAACATTAATTACAAGTTATTCGACAACCTTGTCGTTCAACCGCGTGGTGGTGATTGACGCATCCCCGCAAAACTTGATTGCCAACACGACCGTGACCGCGCTCGATTTCCAAAATTGTGGGTGCTATAAAATTTTAGTTCAAGGTCTTGACACGGGAACGAATTCAGGATTCACCGAAGCATTTATATTTTACATGGACACCGAATGTCATCGATACGAAACACGCCGACTTCACTGGTTGAACAAGTTGGGCGGTTGGGATTCCTTCACATTCACGCTTGTGTCGATTGATTCGAGCAACATTCAAATGAATGACTATCAACGTGAACGTGGTCGATGGGATGGAACGAATTGGAACTATTCTCTTTATTCGGGTGAACAAATGGTTTACAATAAGTACACCATTGACACCCTTGATTTAAATCACGAATAGATTTTTCCCGTGGTTCAAAGTTGGTTGGTTCATGATTACTACGATTCACTCAAGATATAACTCGA